TCGCGCCTCCGCTGGGATAGAATTATCAGCAATATCCTACCGCTGGTTCAGGGAAGGAGCGACCATTCCATTATAATGGTTCTTGCGCGCCCTGAGGGGTTTGGGGTTCACTCAAATTCACTATCCAAATGGTTAAACCCCACAATCTTCTCGCCAAATAAGGCGCTTTTATTTGTTACTGATTTGTTATCAAAAACACGAAAATCATTTCGATGTGATTTTGGTACGAAAGAGTTATTTATCCCTGTTTTCCCAGTCTTGCCCAAACACCCAGATCACCGACACTGGTAATGTAGCCATCCAGTGAATAGCGCACCGCATCCCAACAGTGATTGTGTTTATCCAATACCACCGGTAACACTTCACCCGTCAGGCGATCCGTCTTATAGGAATACAACCGTGCTTCTTCCACCATATGCTTACATCTTGGGTGAATGATGATTTCTTCGAACCCTTTCAGGTAGGTGATGCCATCCTCAACACTGCCGGGCCATTTAGTCGCACCATCAATGGTAAAGCCCTGACGTGACAGGTAACTGATCGTCTCCGGTCGGCTGTTGTCGCCATGAATGGGCCATTTGCGGGATAATGGGATGGAATCGTAGAACTGAGGTAACTCGTCCAGCTCTACCCCGACACCGTAGGCCTCATACTCGACATACAGTTTGAGGTCGAGAATAAAGCAACGAATTAAGGTACTCGGGTCATTAGCAAAACCAAAGTCAGCGCCGAAGAACAGCCTGTCGGCCTGTTTCCATAAATCATCCGGGAACATTTCTTCACGGTACTTACCCGAGAAGATAACGGCCTCGCTGATCGCTTTGGGCAATCCTAACCAGATGTGTTCGTAGGCTTCATAATCTACGCGCTTGCAATACGCCATCTCATGCCGAAGTACATCAGGGAAGAAGGCGTTATCGCTGTAGTTCACCTTGCGGATGATGACGCCGCCATCAGGTGGATCTGCTTCATGGCGTTTCATCAACTGATACGTCGGGTCTTCCTCTTCGCGGGGGTTATAAGATACCCACACTTCCGATTTATTCGCCCGCACTGTGGGGCCGAGAATATCCCAACTGTCCTGTGAGACGGTCTGGGCTTCCTCTACCCAACAGATACGGATCCCGTGCATCGATTTGATGCTGTTGATATTGTTGCGCAATCCTTTGAAGGTGAAGCGTGTGCCGTTCAGCCCTTCAATCTCGTTATTCTTCACCCGGTAGAAATGGGCTAAACCGAGGCTGTATATCTCCGACTCCAGCAAGGCCAGCACCGAATCGTTAATTGAGTTCTGGAACTCACGCGCACAAAGAATAGTCATGGGTTCAATCGCGCCCAACAATACCAATGCACGGGCTATCTCTACGGATTTGCCCCCACCGCGACCTCCATACGTCCAGCGCCAGCGCACGGAACCCACCGACCGGTCATACAGCACGCCGGGTGCCCAATCGCTGCTGAACGCATAGAGGACGCCGCTAATTATTGTTGGGCTATCACCTTTCCCGTGCGCAGTTTCTCCATGTGCGCAGTCCACACCTCATGCGGACAGTTTGCCGGGGTGACGATGCAAACTTTGCCATAACTCAGGCCAGCCAGATCGACATTGACCTCTGTCTTATTGGATGACATATCAATGCCGGTCAGTTGTGCGGCGTTCTTGATGTTCGGAGCGACCTGTCCAAACTTTCCCGACTCCGCTGCTTCTTTTGCTGCCTGATAAGAAAGATCGGCGAGGTCTTTTGCATTGAACGAAACAAGTAGCGCCGCTTCCTGCCTCAGCTCCTTTATCCGTCTGCGCACATCCGGTCTGCGTATTAGAATAGTGGCCTGAGACTCTGCATTACTGGGGGCATAACCTGCGCAAATAGCCGCATCTTTTTGTGACATGCCTTGCGCAAGGTTCTGCGCAAATGATTCATGCTGAGGTCTGAGTAACCCCAGATTTTCTTGGGGATCACTTTGCGCAGTTTTAACCGTCTCACTCTGCGCAATATCAGAAGTCTGCTCCGTTTGCGCAGTTTTGCGCACTACATTTTGCGCAGTGGATTGCGCAGCAGGTTTTTTGATGTATCGGCGTGCAGTTACATAGTTTAGCCCCTGCGCTTCACACCACTCTTTGGGGGGGATACCCGTCTTGGCATGTTCGGCGAGGAACTGGTGTTGCAATGCTCCCCAGTCCGGTTTAGCCATTGTCTTGGTTCCTTACTCATTAACATTGAATAGCCCTCAGGGTAAGAAGGCTATGCGATGGTAATTACTTTTGCCCGTTAATCATAAAGGTCATGCCTTTTGCAATAGCCTCAGCGGTGATCTCTGCCGCCGATATCACATCTTTCCTGTTAGCGGCCGACATCGCCCCATATGACATAACCTTATGTTTTACGACCTCAGAAACGGCATGTTTGACGATTTCCATAATAGTGTCAGCAGCGCGAATGTCGGTTTTTTTACCTAAGACGCTGACACTGGTTTTTGGTGTGTTATCAGCATTACCAATAGCACCATCAGTGCCGATGACTTTTCCTTTCATGGTGTCCTCTGTGTATGTGTTTAATTCAATGCGATGGAAATAAAAAAGCCACCCGCGTTAACTGATGGCATGGGGGATTCCTTTAACCACTCAGGGGAATGGGTAAAGAAATATTGACTTTAGTTTCAGACGTTAACTAATTGTTAAGTATTATTCGCTTTTTGTTGGGTTGACATGATGAGACAAAATGCTTACATCGCTAATCAATAGAGAGTAAGTAAATATGTCAATTGCAACTATTCACTATAGAAATTTGGTGATTAAAAAAGCTGGGGACTCAGCCAGAAAAGGAATTATCTTAGCTCATGGTGGTTACACCCCAGAAAGAGGTTTTTTCCAGCGAGGCTCTGGCCGTACTTATGTCCCCTTGCGGATTACATTAGTTTGTAATTGTCTTCATGATAAAGTATCAATAGGTCAAAAAATGGCAGATGCCATTTTATATCCTACTCCTACAAATCAAATGAATTACATTCCGGAGGATATCTTAGGTGGCAGCATAATCCAAAATTACTCCTTAACATATAACAGTAAATTTGAAGGTTATGAACCCAGTAAATTTGTCGATGTAGTGACGATAAAACCCAATAGCAAAGCACATATTTCAGATGTTTTTAGTGCTGTAACGGCATTAAATTTACATTATGAGCGCATATACAATGTAGCGTGTAGAATAAATAAGATAGACCGAAATTCTCTATCAATATCCGCTACCAATATGATTATTCAAGTCTCACCAATGCTGCCCTAACATACTCCTGCAACCCCAGTATCATTGGCTCTGAGGTTGCAGGGTCTTCTCCGCTCTTTTTTTGACAATATGGGCATCCATCCGGACGAAGGCTTCTTCTTTAGAGTAGTAAACGGCATTCCCCGTCCTATAATCTTCTACCGCTTCTTTGATGATTCCTTTTAATTCTGCATCTGTCATTTCTTCACCTGTGTGATTTGTCGCCGTTGTTCAATTTCCCGTATTGCCTGCTTATCCAGATTGCACTGCTCAATCACCGTCAGTAACTGTTCATTCAGTATGAGACCGTCACTCCATGTCATTTTGTCGGGAATGACCGGAGGCAGACAATCAGCGAGCAGGTGTGCCGGAATGGGTATCGGTGGCACCGGAACGTATTCGGTTCGTGTGCTGCTGCAACCGGATAACAGCCCCATCAGGCACAAGGCGATTGGCGCAATCATGATTGGCAACAACCGTTTTGATGACCGTTTTGGTTTGCTCAGAATCCACGGCCGACCGATCCCGGCTTTCGCTATTAATTCGTGAGATATCATTGATGATCCTGATGGACTGAAAGGCGTTGTCAGTGATGGCCTGCTGATTCTTATACTTCGTATCCAGTTCCGTGTAGGCTTTGGCTTTCTCCCGATACTCACTGTAATAGAACCAAAGCAGACCAGAGACAATCACCAGAGCGCCGAGGGTGAAGTGCTGGCTGCTGAACTTCATAGCAACATCACCGCTAAGAAAAACCAGCCCCAGCCGATTAATGTACATATCAAAACAAATGTTGTATCTGACATTTTCATATCACCCACCTTATTGAGTGCGTGTTGTTTTGCCTTTGCCTGTCTCAGCTAAAACAAAATCCAGCAGTAAATCCGTAGCCTGCCCTACCAGCTTATTTATCTTGCTTTCATGCTCAGGCCTAACCTTCTTCCATTCGTTAAGACCCGTACCAAATACACTGGCTAGCTGCTTATCTCTTTTTAAGTCAGCGCAGGCCTGATTCAGTTCTTCCATCACGCTACGCTTGCGGGGATTAACCGCTATACCCTTTGTCCAGTAGTCATAAAGCACATCGTCGCATTCGTCCTGATAGCGGATCACCTTATCCCTAATTTCAGGTTTGACTTTGTTGGGGTAAATAGTTGTTAGCCAGCCAGCAAGTTTGCGGAGGGCAAGGCAAGCCATTGATTGCGAACCGCCTTTTGTGGGTATGGTGATTTCCACCATACCTTTACTGAACCGTTGATTTAGCTTGGTTAACTGACTTTTCCAGTCCATCCCCATTCCTTCAACAATGGGTTTCATCGGCACATACGGTTCATTGTTGTATTCCACGACATAAAGTTCATCATCATAAAAGGGGACTGTGATTGTATACATATTGCGTATTCCTATAGAAATAAGAGCCTGCTGACGTAGAAATATCGCCTCATGAAAGGTCGCCACCTAGCGATATCTCTCAGGCTCTATTTCTATAAGCTCATGATTGGATTTCACGCACGTCAGTACGCAGATAAAAAGAAGCCCCGCGAGTGCGAGGCTCAGGATTCAGAGTAAGTTAAAG